GTGACCGGCGCGGACATCGTGTCCAATCTGGCCAAGACCCTCACCGGCTCGGCGCTGGTTTTGCTGGGATTCTCTCTGGTGGCCTCCATGGGTCACCTCGTCGGCAAGGCACCGGAGGATGACAAGGAGAAGGAGTTCTGGGAGCAGCTGGGTCATCAGGAATACTCGTTGGAGTACGGCGGTAAGAGCTACACGCTGGACTGGCTGGCTCCTGAGTCCATCCCGCTGTTTCTGGGCGCCAACCTCCACGCGGCGGCACTGAGCAAGGGCCTGACGCTGAAGGAGGCGCTGGAGGCCGTCGGGTCGATCACTGACCCCATGCTCCAGATGTCCATGCTTCAGGGCGTCAATGACGCGCTGGAGAACGCCTCCACCTACGGCGATGAGAGCGCCCTGCCCCGTTTCGTCGAGAACGCAATGTGGGGCTATCTCACGCAATTCGTGCCGACACTGGCCGGACAGGTCAACCGCTCCATCAACAACCAGCGGATGTCCACCTACGTGGACAAGAACAAGGACATCCCGGACTTCTGGCAGAAGTTGTCCGGCAAGCTCACCGGCAAGATTCCCGGGCTGAACAACATCACCGGCGCTCAGATCGCCTACATTGACGCTTGGGGCCGGACGGAGAAGAACGCGGACACGGCCACGGAGAACGTGCTGTCTCAGATGTTCAGTCCCGGTTACTCCTCTACCATCGAGGAGACAGACATGGAGAAGGAGCTGCTGCGGCTGTACGAGTCCACCGGGAAGAAAAGTGTACTCATCTCCCGTGCGAACAAGTATTTCAACGTGAACGGCGAGCGCGTCGATCTGACCGGCGCACAGTATCTGACCTACGCGCAGACGCGGGGCCAGACGGCGTTCCGGCTGATGAACAGCCTGACAGGAAGTGCGGCCTATCGCGCCATGGATGATGAGCAGAAGGTCAAGGCTGTGTCGAACGTGTACAAGTACGCCAACGAGATCGCCAAGGAGACGACCCTCCGCGACTACGAGATCACGGAGAGCTGGGTCATCAAGGCGCGGGACGCTGCCAACGACTACTCCTTCCCCGTCAGCGATTACGTGAACCTGTACTCCAGCGGCATCACCACTGTTCGGGGAATCCCTGACGCAAACGGAGATACCATCAGCAACACGGCCAGTATGCGCAAGGCGCAGATGATCTATAAGATGTATCCCAACCTGACGCGAGAGCAGTACGACGTGCTGTTCGACGATTTCAACGTGGGCAAGACCGTGCGCGGTTGGGCGCCCGCGCTCATCGACACGAAGCTGGAGCTGTTGGGCGGATGACATGAAAAGGCCCCGGTAGGTACACCTACCGGGGCCTTTTTCTGCTTTATGCTGCTGTTCGCCGCTGGCGCTGCACAAGCTCCAGTTGTGTCACCGGTACGGCGTACACACAGCACCGCACATGGCGATAGCCACCGGCACGGCGCCGCTGGATGCAATGGGAATACAGGTCTGCCTTGTCCCCCTGAACGGCAGACACATAATACGTGAGGTAATGCCACCTGACCAGCACTCCGGGTTTCAACATACGTACTCACCGATCCTTTCCGAAAACAAAAATAACCAACACTATCAAAAACGCGCATAGTAACCCCGCTTGGTAATGCACGTCTTTCGATAGTATTGGTTTTCGGTGAATACTCAGATTACGCCATATAGTATACGACTTTTCACGGAAAAAAGCAACCCCTATTTTTCGGAAGGCACCGCGAGTAGGGGATAAGACCCCGGTAGGTGCTGTACCTACCGGGGCCTTTTTCTGCTTTAGTTGAGGTCGTAGCGCTTGTAGAAGGCACGTACCACGTTGTCCAGCCGGATGGGGAGGAACTGCCGCGCCTGCTTCCACAGCGCGTCGGGTACGCCGTAGTAGCCCTCCGCGATGCTGCCGGTGATGGCGGCAATGGTGTCGCTGTCCCCGCCGACGCTGATAGCGTTGCGGATGGCGTCCTCAAAGCCGGTGCTGTCGAAAAACGCCGCGAAAACGGCGGGCATCGTACCCTGACAGGTCTCGTCGAACTCATACCAAGACCGGATCGCGTCGCAGGTGGGTATCTCATAGACCGCCCCTGCATAGGCACGAAGCTCGTCCATACTCCGGCCCTCGCGTCCCAAGTAGACCAGACCCGCTGTTACACGGGCTGCCTTGATGCCCTCTGGGTGATTGTGGGTCACCTCGGCGGTGCGCTGCCCCAAGTCCTCCGCCTCCTCCAGCGAGGAAGCGATCATACCGGCGGGGGAGCAGCGCATGGCCGCGCCGTTGCCGAAGCTGTTGTAGGGGTGGGGATCCTCCGCCCGCAGCCACTGCTTGAACCGACCACCGTAGCCGCCGTGGGGGTACATATGACCGAACAGCCGCATCTGGTACACCAGTTCCTCCGGGAAGTCGGCCTCGTCCGTGCAGTTCAGGAACGCCCGCCCCACGGCGAGGGTCATGATGGAGTCGTCCGTGAAGAAGCAGTTCGGCGCGAACAGGGGGAAGTCCTTCGTCTTGATGTTGTGCCACTCGTAGATGGAGCCAACGATGTCACCGATGATTGCACCTTTCATTTTGCGTCCTCCTTTTCAGATCGTTGTTTACTTACGCAGGGTCTCTGCGATGCTGAAGTAGGTGTCGAGGATGTGATCCAACATCTTGTTGCCGGGGATGTGGTTGGGGTTGTGATGTGCGATCTCCGCGTTGATGCGGTCAACGTTACGGTAGCTCACGGGGAAGGATACGGAGCCTACGTCGCTGTCCTCGGGAGCCGGGTTAACAGTGGCCTGCACGAAGCCACGGATCAGCCCGGCGGGGGTCGTGCCGCGTTCCGCCAACGCCGGAGAACACGTCTGCTTCTGCGCTGTGAGGCAAGGGGCGGGCAACCTTTGGCAACCAAAGGCAACCTACAACAGCCGAAATCAGCCTGAATAAGCCGAAACAGCGCGTATTCGCGTGTACGTCAAAATGCCAGAATCTGGTAAGAATCCGGGAAAAGAAAAATCCCGAAACCATTGTCTAACAATGATTTCGGGATTTGGTGGAGACTGCTGGACTCGAACCAGTGACCTCCTGCGTGTGAAAATATGGACAACGGAATTCTACAGCGTTTCTGCGCGGTTTTCGTGGTGTTTTAATAATGTTTCATGAAAAACAATAACCAGAATCCGTGTTAAGCTGTTTTAGGTTTTTTCGGTTACTTACAAATTGCTTGCAGATTCAACGGCGGAGATGAGCTTTTCCGCGTCTGCATGGATGTAAATATCCGCCGTTGTGGAGAAGCTTGCGTGACCGATGATCTTCTGCAAAATCTCCTGCTGGATTCCCGCATTTCTCGCCCACGTTGCGAAGGTGTGGCGTGTGGCGTGTGGCGTGTGCTTTGGGATACCGAGCTTTTCCAGCAACGGATAGAAGTCACGTTTGCGGTAATTGGCGGGGATGCGCTGCCCATCGTAGCCGGACAGAAGCAGGTCGCCGGTGGCGCGGGAGGCGAAGTATGCAAAATACTTCCTGCCTTCCGGCCGGATGGGAATAACGCGGTCTCTACCGGCCTTTGTCTTTTCGCCGCCGATCACATACGATTCATGGTAGTCTTTCAGCGGAAGGGAGAACAATTCGCCGATGCGCATACCGGTGTAAATCAGCATGAGGGCGATTTTGGCGGCGTCGGAGCCGTCTTTTTCCAATAGCGCGATTTCGTCATCTGTAAAGATGGCTTTTTCTTTTTTTACCTGCTGGGGAAGTTTGACGTATTTGGCAAAGTCAGTTGTGGCGATCTCCTCACGGACGGCCCAGCGGGCCATCTGGGTCATGAGCTGCTTGTATTTGGACAGCGTGGAGTTGGACTTTGCCATGTTGCTGTCGATGATGGCTTGAAAGTCCTTTGTGCGCAGGTCACGGAATTTCTTGTTGTGCAGCGGCGCACATACAGCGTAGGCTCTGTCATAGGATTCCACGCCCTTCTCCCCTATCTCCCGATAGTGTTCGGCTTTCCATTCGGTGAACACCTCGGAAAAGGTCATATTGAATTTTTCCTCCAGCGGACGGCCTGCCAGCCGATCCAGCGCGGCAAGCGCGTCCGTCTTCCGCTCGTAGTACCCAATATACACGCCGTCTTTTGCGGCGACCCAAGGCCGCGACCGCCGCCCGCCCAGCTTATACACCGTGCCTGACCCGTTGGGGCGTTTCAGCGCCTTGCGGGAGGCCGTGACCTGCTTTTTCCCGCAGATATGGCAATAAACGGCATCCGGGACCAGTTTGACGCCGCATTTTATACAAGTAGACATAGGGACACCTCACAAAGAAGAAACAAGAATCTTGTAAATCTTGCCGATTGAAAACAAGAAACTTGTCATATACAATGGTAGCAAACAAATAGAACAGATGTTTTATTGTTTAAAACAAACCAATGTTGGGATTTTGCAGGTCAATTGTGATGCCGTATGCCAGGGCGAGGGTGAGAAGGATCATCAGTCCGAGGATCAGATAATTCTTATGGCGTATGGCTCTGGTGCGGATCTGGTTCAGCTCCTGCTCGTGTGCGAGCTGCGCTTCTATGGACGGATCGGGCGTTGGCTGAATATGAAAAAAAGCGTCTATCGACACACCGAGGACGCGGCAGATGGGGCCAGCGGTGTAGATAGACGGCATTTTGGACGACGATGAAAAAAAGTTGTTGACGCTGGACAGCGGAACGTCGGAATTGTCGGATATGTCCTGCACCGTCATCTTTTCTCGGTATTTGGCTTCTCTGCAAAGCTCCTGTAAAGATTCTTCCATTTGTATTCATTCCTCCCTCAACTGGGCGCGGCCTGCCCCGTTTCGGTTTGGCGCGGAGGGGCGGTCTGCCTTGTTCCGGCGTTGACCTGCCTAATGCGGTTTTGTTACGGTGAAACCGCAGCAGGTGCGCGTGATGGTTGGTGTGGCTGCTGTAAGCCCCCGCCGCCGTTGCGGAGGCGGCGGGGGCGCATTGTTTATGGGTTACATACAGAGCAGGGCGTATAGCCGCTTGCTTTTGCATCCGATAGGGACATGGATATACAGCTATCTTTTAAATAGCGGCATCCGTAGCGGTGGTATTTGCTTCCTGTGTCCGTTACATAAACAGTCTGCGTCTGTCTTGGAGCTGTTATGGTCGGAACAGTAATTTGCGGTGCCGATGATCTGAAACTTGCGGAAGCATCCCTCCTACCTTTTTCGTACCCGGAATTATATCCTGCGTCATACCCAATGTTGTTGCCATGATCGTACCCAGCGGCATATCCGCTATCGTATCCGATGCTATGGGAAACAATTAAAAGACCCACCAATACAGATATGGCGACCACAATAAAAAATGGCCTGTTCATAGCAATTTATTCTGCCAGCATACTTCGCCGCCGCAAAATGGCAAAACCAACTGTTTTGATTAAGAAATACAAAAGGATACACAAAACGACAGGGGCGAATAGTGCCAGATTCTCAGGCGCACCAGCACGCTGCAACGCCTCATACGTTAAGCCGCACGGCAAAATGGCGAAAATAATGCTTAGTATTTTATATCCCTTTGCAGTCATCGGTTTTCTTATGAGAAAGGCAACGATCCACGGAATAACACCTTGCCAGCACATAGAAAGAATTATCTTTATATACGCCACCAAAACCACCTCCAGACAATATTATACAAACTGCACGGAATGTAAACAAGTTAAGAAAATGAATTTGGATATATAGCCAAACGCGGAGCAAAAAACTATGCGATTTGACGAAAGAAAGGGAGAGAAAATGGACAGAGAGTTTATGGAATTATTCACGCAGTTGGGGAACGGAGAAAAAGACATCATTCTTGCGGCGGCAAAAGCCCTTTTATCTGGAGAAGAAGCATCTCCTTCTGCTCCGGCGTAAGGCGGGACAGCAGAGACAGCATCTCAAGATCGCGCTCATCGGTAACGGTGGGCGCGGTTTCTTTTTGCCAAGCGGTCAAGGTTTTGACCGGAACACAAAAATAGTCAGCCAATTTTTCAAGTGTTACGTCTGACGGGACTTTTCCCTTTTTCCACCCGCTGGCCGCTGCGTTAGACAGGCCAATTTCACGGCAAACATAAGATGGACTTTTGCGAATAACAGCGCAAAGCGCAAGAAAGTTTTTGTAGAAAGTGGTCAATTATGACACCCCCTTGTTGTGCAAACATACAGAGTTAGAAAAGTTAACGCCATCTTCTTGACTGTTAACTTTACAAGCCGTATAATAGCAGCATCGGTTAGAAAAGTTAGAGTTCGCAGAAAGGCGGTGGTGAGACGGCCCGTTGGAAGCGGGCCGAAAGGCTGAAGAGGCAGCGCAAATGGCACTGCCAGTCGTGATGCATGATGTGTGGCAACTTTATGGTATCACGAAAAGTAAACTTTTGCAACTATAAATTTGAAAGGAGATAAGAAATGCCGGAAGCATGGACGGGACGACTGATTGGGAGGATGCACAATAACCGCATCACTTACGCCGAGCTGGGCGCGGAGCTGGGGATCGGAAAGGCGTATGTGTGTCAAATCCTGAACGGCATAAAGAAGCCGAAGGACATCCAGAAGCGCATGGAAAATGCGCTGGATGCCATCATCGAGAGGAGAAAGAAATGAGCAGGATCGCAACGCTGACGGTGCAGGACGCGGCACAGTACCTGCGAGATCGCGGGTTGAGCATATCGCCGGATACGCTGCGGCAGGGCATCAAGCAGGGGGTGTATCCCTTCGGGATCGTGATCGAGATGGAGCGAAGCCCAGTGTTCCAGATCTTCAAGAAGCAGCTGGACGCATGGATCGCGGAAAGGACGGTGGAGGAATGAGCGCGTTTGCATGGGCGCTGGCGTTTATCGGCGCGGCGTGGCTGAGCTGGGCTATCGTCAAGGGCGTGGAGGCGCTGGGACGATGAGAGAGCGGAACAGGCGGGCGCGGGAGTATTCCCGGCGCTGCTGGGCGCGGCGGTGGAACAGGCGGCTCTGGATCCTCAACATCCTGCTTGGGCTGGCTATTGCCGGTATCCTCCTCTGGGCGCTGACGCTGCCGGAGGCACAGGAGCCGGAGGACATCCCCCCTCCCCTGTCCGCTGCGGTGCAGTCGGCGGTGCTGTCCGCCGCGAAGCCGCCGGAAAACCTGCTGGTCTGTGAAATCACCGGCTACTGCGCATGCTGCACACCTTATGCGGACATCAACCGCAACGAGGCGGGGCAGGTGCTGACGGCCTCCGGGCGGTGGGTGAACATCGGCGAGGCGGTGGCGGTAGACCCTGACATTATCCCGCTGGGCAGCACCGTGACCATCGGCGGGAAAACGTATATCGCCGCCGATACCGGCGTGTACGGCTTTGTGGTGGACGTGCTGATGACCCACGAGGAGGCGCACCGCGCCGGTGTGAGCCGGGAGCTGGTGAGATGGGAATGACCAACTGCCCCATTGAATGCCCCAATCGGCGGGTAGGGTGCCGCACCGGCTGTCCTGTTTGGGAGCAGCACGAGGCGGAGAAAGCCATCTCTTACGCGGAGCGGGTCAAGAACAACGAGTTCAAGGAGTACAAGGGGCGCGTGATGCGCAAGGCATACAAGCGCATACAACAGGGCGCGAAGGGAGGACGGAAATGAAAGTTTATAAGGCAACTGACAAGGATATGAAGTGCCGTGGTTTTCGGTATGAACTGGGCAAAACGGCGGAGGTGGACGGAGACGTTGAACTTTGCAAAAGCGGCTTACACGCCTGCGAAATGCCGTTGGATGTGCTGGGCTACTACGCGCCCGGTGATGGCTCCCGGTATTTCGAGGCGGAGCTGGAGGATGTCAGCGGCGAGATGCACAGCGACGACACGAAGCGCGTCGGCAAGAAACTGACATTGAGCGCAGAGATCGGCATTCCGGGGTTGGTCAAGGCGCAGGTGGAGTACGTTAAAGCGCAATGTGATTTTGACAATGCCATCAAAAAGGCAAACAGCGAAAAGAAGAACCACGCCACCGGCTGGAGGGGCGCAGCATCCGCCACCGGCGAGAGGGGCGCAGCATCCGCCACCGGCGTGAGTGGCGCAGCATCCGCCACCGGCGTGAGGGGCGCAGCATCCGCCACCGGCTGGAGGGGCGCAGCATCCGCCACCGGCTGGATGGGCGCAGCATCCGCCACCGGCTGGATGGGCGCAGCATCCGCCACCGGCGAGAGGGGCGCAGCATCCGCCACCGGCGTGAGTGGCGCAGCATCCGCCACCGGCGTGAGTGGCGCAGCATCCGCCACCGGCGTGAGGGGCGCAGCATCCGCCACCGGCTGGAGGGGCGCAGCATCCGCCACCGGCTGGATGGGCGCAGCATCCGCCACCGGCTGGATGGGCGCAGCATCCGCCACCGGCGAGAGGGGCGCAGCATCCGCCACCGGCGTGAGTGGCGCAGCATCCGCCACCGGCGTGAGGGGCGCAGCATCCGCCACCGGCTGGAGGGGCGCAGCATCCGCCACCGGCTGGATGGGCGCAGCATCCGCCACCGGCTGGATGGGCGCAGCATCCGCCACCGGCGAGAGGGGCGCAGCATCCGCCACCGGCGTGAGTGGCGCAGCATCCGCCACCGGCGAGAGGGGCGCAGCATCCGCCACCGGCAACGGCTGTGTGGCTATGGCTACTGGCTTTTATGGGCGCGTAATGGGAGAGATTGGAAACGCCGTTGTCTGCGTAGAGCGAAAGGAGAATGGAGATATCTCTGCCATTCTGTCCGCCGTTGTAGATGGCAAAACGCTGAAACCTGGCGTGTGGTATACCGTTAAGAACGGGGAATGGGTGGAGGTACAGTAATGAACCGATTGAAGGAACGGCGGCTGGAGCTGGGGCTGACGCAGGAGGCGGTCAGCGGCGTGCTGAAGCTGGTGGATCCCCGTATCGACACCTGCATGGTGAGCCGGTTTGAAAACGGCGTGTGTCTGCCCACGGAGGAGGTGCTGACAGCGCTGGAGGCGGCACTGCGTACCAGCCGGGCATATCTGTACGGCGACGAGGACAAGGCCGACATCCCCCAGCGGACGGCGGAAACGGAGCGCATTGCGGCACTGATCCCCCACGGGCGGCGAAACGCCATCAGCCGTGCGGAGTTGGCGGCGGCGATGCAGACCTCCGACCGGATGATGCGTAAGGCCGTCAGCGAAGCCAAGCGGCAGGGCGTGATGATCTGCAACGACGGCGAGGGCTACTACCAGACGGAGGAGCTGGGAGATCTGTACCGGCAGTACAAGCGGGACACGGCGCGGGCCATGTCCATCCTAAAGGCGCGAAAGCCGATGCGGGACGTGCTGAAAGCGGCGGGGCGACCGGTATGAGAAGCGTGATGCAGTATTGGGAGCCGGAGCGGCCCTTAGAGCCGAAGGACTACGATATGCCCGTCTGCCCCGTGTGCGGGGAGGAGACGGACACATACTACAAGAACAAGGACGGCGTAATCGTTGGATGCGAGTTTTGCATTGAGACGGTGGACGCATGGGAGGAACAGAAATGAGCATGAGTTTGTATCACATCGACCAGGAACTGGAGAACCTGATCGACCACGAGACCGGCGAGGTGCTGGATTTTGATGCGTTCGAGGCGCTGCAAATGGCGCGGGACGCCAAGATCGAGGGCATACTCTGCTGGACAAAGAATCTGGCGGCGGAGGCAACGGCCATCCGCGAGGAGGAAAAGGAGCTTGCCGAGCGGCGAAAGGAGCTGGAGCGCAAGCGGGAAAAGCTGCTGGACTACGCAGACCGGGCGCTGGGCGGCGCGGCGTTTCAGACGGCCAAATGTGCCGTGACATACCGCAAGAGCACGGCGGTGGAGATTACCGACATGGACGCGGTGGTGCAGTGGTGCATGGACAACGGGTACGACGGCAAGATCACCTATGCCCAGCCGACGGTGAGCAAGACGGACATCGCGCCGCTGCTCAAGTCCGGCATGGCCGTGACCGGCGCGGAGCTGTGTGAGCGGTCGAACATGGGGGTGAAGTGATGGGGCTGAACATCTATGGGAAACTGGCGGCGATCCAGCAGGAACTCAAGGCACCAAAGAGCCAGTACAACAGCTTCGCCAAGTACAACTACCGGAGCTGTGAGGACATTCTGGAGGCGGTAAAGCCTCTGTGCGTTAAGAACAACGCTACACTCTTGCTGAACGACGCGGTGCGCGAGATTGCCGGGCGATTTTACGTTATCGCCACAGCCACGCTTGCCGATCAGGAGAGCGACAGTTTTGTTGAGGTGGAAGCCTACGCCCGAGAGCCGCAGGACAAGAAAGGCATGGATGACAGCCAGATCACCGGCATGGCATCCAGCTACGCCAGAAAGTACGCATTGAATGGGCTGTTCTGCATTGACGACACCAAAGACGCAGACACGGACGAAGCCAAGCGACAGGAGGACGCGCCGAAGAAGCGTGAAAAGAAGCCGGAGAACAAGCAGGAGGCGCCGGTGCTGTGTGAGTGCTGCGGACTGCCCATCAAGGCGGTAAAGTGCGGGGATCGTGTGTATCCCACCAACGAGATCGTAGAGAACGCGGTAAAGAAGTACGGCAAGCGGCTCTGCTGGGGCTGCATGAGAGCGGAGAACAACCATGCGGCAGGTAACGGTTAACGCGGCGCGTTGGTCGCAGGACAGCGAGGGCGCGTGGCTCTGCCTGCGGGTGAAGTCGCCGGAGGCGGCGATGGAGCTGTGTGACGCGCTGAAGCCGGGCAAGGCGTACACCGCCACCATCAAGGGAAAGGGACGGAGCCTCGATGCCAACGGGTATGCGTGGGTGCTGCTGGACAAGCTGGCGGCGCACTACGGCGTTGCGAGAGAGAAGGTATACCGGCAGGAGATACAGAGCATCGGCGGCGTCAGCGAGGTGCTGTGCCTGCGGGAAAAGGCGGCGGAGGCGTTCTGCCGGAGCTGGGAACGGAACGGTATCGGCTGGATGACCGATACCGGCCCCAGCAAAATCAAGGGCTGTGTAAACGTGACCGTCTGGTACGGCAGTTCCGTATACGACACGGAGCAGATGGCGCGGCTGATAGACGCCATTGTGCAGGACTGCCGGGATGTCGGTATCGAGACCATGACGCCGCGAGAGCTGGATGCCCTTGTGAGCCGGTGGGGAGAAGTGAGCGTATGAACGACAAGCGATGCTTTTTGTGCGGGCGGAACGACCCAAGTGACCCGCTGGAGCGCCACCACATTTTCGGCGGCGCGAACCGGAAGAAGAGCGAGAAGTACGGCCTTGTGGTGTACCTGTGCGGCAATCGCTGCCACCGGAACGGGCGCGGCGCGGTGCACAAGAACGGCGACCAGATGCGGCGTCTGAGGCGGTACGGGCAGCTCAAGGCAATGGAGGAGCAGGGCTGGACGGAGGAGGACTTCCGCCGCGAGTTCGGAAAAAGCTACTTATGAGAGGAGATAAGAAATGCTGAACAAGATTTTCATTATGGGACGCCTGACCCGCGATCCGGAGCTGCGCAGAACGCAGAACGGCACCGCCGTCACCAGCTTCACGCTGGCGGTAGACCGGGACTTTAAGAACGCGGACGGCACCAAGGACACGGATTTCATCGACGTGGTGGCGTGGCGCAACACCGCCGAATTCGTATCCAAGTATTTTTCCAAGGGCCGCATGGCCGTGGTGGAGGGGCGCTTGCAGCTGCGGGACTGGACGGACAAGGACGGCAACAAGCGGCGAAACGCCGAGGTGCTGGCGGACAACATCTACTTCGGCGATGCAAAAAAGGATGCGGACATCGGCACGGCGCGGCCCACCGGCTTTACCGAGATCGAGGACGACGGCGACCTGCCGTTCTGATGGGAGGGGTAAGCGGCATGGATTACTGGCACAAGCGGTACACCTGCCCCTACTTCACCAGTAGCGAGAAACGGCGGGTCTGCTGCGAGGGCGGAAGCCGCGTCAGCTTCGAGACGGGCGGCGCGGCATCCCGCTTCATGAATCAATTCTGTGCCGGTGAGTGGGAGCATTGCACCATCGCACGGCACCTGACGGACGAGTACGAGAGAAAGGAAGAAAAGAATGGGAAAGATGCAGGATGAGATCAAGGGTCTGCGGCGGCAGAATCGGCACCTGGAAAACATCGTACAGCGCCAGCGTCAGCACATAGAGGACGCGGAGCGCGTGATCGAGGCGTTCAAACGCGGCATGGATGCACACTACGCCGCCTGTGCCGTACAGTTCGGCGAGAAGCGGGAGGACTGCGACACGCTGTGGGGCTACCATTTGGAGATCCCTGCGGAGCTGGTGACGAAGGCGCTGACGGACTACACCGTGCAGGTGGCGCTGGACAAGGAGCGCGGCGTGTATGTCATCGGGGCGATGAAGAAGGAGTGAGGCGGTGTGAAGCGCAAACAATTCACGTTTTACAGCTCCTATTGGGATGCAATACAGCCTCTCCCCAAAAAGCAGCAGGCGGAGATCCTTCTGGCGATCTGCGACTATGCGCTGAACGAAACAGAGCCGTCCAGCAGTCTCTCCCCCGCCGCCAGTGTCGCGTTTAATTTGATTCGCCCCACACTGGACAGCGGCAGAAATAAAGCCGCCAACCGCCAGAACAAATCAGAATCAAACGGATAACAAACGCACAACAAACGCACAACAAACGCACAACAAAGGCGCAAGGAGAAAGAGGGGGAGAAAGAGAGAGAGTAAGAGAGAGAGGGAGAGTAAGAGAACGAATGTTATATATTACGGCGGCGGGAGTATGTACTACCGGAGGAGGAAGAAATGGACAGAAGCGAAGTCGAGAAGCTTTTTACCCTGTTTTCGCAGTTCTGGCCGAATAAGCCGGTCACGGCGAAGATGAAGCTGGCGTGGGAGATCGCCTTAGAGCCATACGGCTATGCGGACGTAAGAGCCGCCGCCGTCGCCTATGCCAGACGCAATAAATTTTTCCCCGATGTGGCGGATATCACGATGGGCATTGCACCGCAGGAGGAGCAGACGCAGGAGGAAACGCTGGACACGATGGAGCGTTTTGCTTGGATGCGGGATTACGTCCACAAGGAGCGCAAGCTGGGTCGCATCTCCCGCTATGCACGGGAACACGGGATGACGTGGCAGGAGGCCAAGGAGGCGCTGGATGGATAAAGGCATCTGGCGCGTGGCCAGAGCGCGGCTGTGCGTGGCCTGTTTGCAGGAGATGGCGGCGGATTACATCATCGAGCCAGCGTTCCACGGCTGGGCGCAGGGCGTGTGCCAGCGCTGCGGAAAAGCGCAGAAAATGACGACGGTCAAGCGCTACACCATGAGCAGGCGCGGACTGGAGAAAAGAGGGTTGTTGGATGAACAGTGAGGATCTGATGCGGCTGGGGCCTGCGGCGCAGAAGCAGGTCATGGAGAAGATGCGCAAGCCAAGCAAGTACAAGGCGCAGAAGACGCGGCGCGGCAAGCTGACCTTTGACAGCAAGAAGGAGGCGGAGCGATACGACGCGCTGATGCTGCTGCAAAAGGCCGGGGAGATACGGGGACTGAAATTGCAGGTGCGGTACTGCTTGCAAGAGGCGTATACGACGTTTGAGGGCGAACGGGTGAAAAGTATCGACTACATCGCGGACTTCGTGTACGAGCGCAGAACGGCTCCTGACAGCTACGGCCGGCGGTATTGGCTGCCGGTGGTGGAGGACGTGAAGGGGATGCGTACCCGCGAGTATGCCATGAAAGCAAAGCTGTTCCGCAGTCGGTACGGGTTTGCCATCCGGGAGGTGTGAGCATGACCACGGTATACATGATCGTGACCCATGACAAGTACCGCCTGCCCCGCTGGTGGGGTACGACCACGGCGGAGCTGGCGCGGCTGTCCGGTCGGAAATATCAGAATGTCCGTGCGGCAATTTGCAAGGCGTTCCGGCACGGAGGCAGCTACGGCTGCTACGAGGTGGTGCGCATACAGGAGGGCGAGTGATGGGCAAGCAGATTGCGATAAACACCGACTGCATGGAGTATATGCGGACGCTGCCGGACAAGGCATTCGACCTCGCCATTGTAGACCCGCCATACTTCTCCGGCCCGGAACGCAGAGGGTATTACGGAAACAAGGTGAGCGCGATTGGTGTACATAGGGACTACCCGATTTCTCCCAAATGGGACATTCCGGGAACAGACTACTTTTCGCAGCTTGTGCGCGTGGCGAAAAAGTATATTGTATGGGGATGTAATTACTTTGGTGTCGTTTTTCCGCCGGGGCGTATCGTTTGGGACAAGTGCAACGATAACAGTTCTTTTTCGGACTGCGAGATCGCGGCGACGAACTGCCATGACAGCGTTCGCATATGCCGCTATATGTGGAATGGGATGTTTCAAGGGAAAAGCATCACGGACGGCACAGTGCAGCAAGGAAACAAGGCGCTGAACGAGGTGCGCATCCATCCAACGCAGAAGCCGGTGGCGCTGTATGAATGGCTGCTGCAGAAGTACGCGAAAGAAGGTTGGCGCATTTTGGACACGCACCTCGGCAGCGGATCAAGCCGTATTGCGGCGTACAACCTCGGCTTTGACTTCGTGGGCTGTGAGATTGACAAGACATATTTCGATTTGCAAGAACAAAGGTTTCTGGAACATACAGCGCAGGAAAGGTTGTGGTAGCGCATGGGCAAGCAGCATTTGAGCCGGGACGACAGGATTTTTATGGATGGCAAGCGCAGAGGAACGCAGGAGTGCATGGACATGGTGGCGATGGCGCTGATCGACAAGTGCGGCTGGCACGTCCAGGAGGAGACGCCTGACAGCCGGGACACGCACAGCATCGCGTACCTGTACGAGTGCCTGGAAAAGCTGGCGCAGGAGATCAACGAAGGCCGCATCAAGCGCAAGCACATCAAGGACGTGCTGAAGGACGAGTGCGGCGTTGTGTTTGGAGATTAGGATATGAATGGAGAAGTTATGTTTTCCAGCGAAAAGAATTTCTGGGAAACGCCGCAAAAGCTGTTTGATGAGCTGGACGCGGAGTTCCACTTCACGCTGGACGCCGCCGCCAGTGACGGCAACCACAAGTGTGCGCGGTATTTCACGCAAAACAATGATGGTTTGCGGCAAAATTGGGGGGGCGAAACAGTGTTTTGTAACCCGCCCTACGGAAGCAAGGAAACCGGGCTGTGGACGGAGAAGTGCTGCCGGGAGGGACAGAAGCCGGGGACAACGGTTGTGCTGCTGATTCCGGCGCGGACAGACCGCGCCAGCTTTCACGACTATATTCTGGGCAAGGCGGAGATCCGCTTCCTGCGCGGGCGTCTGAAATTTGAGCTGGACGGAAAGCCGATGGGAACGGCACCGTTTCCAAGCATGATTGCCATTTGGCGAGGAGGAATGACATGACAAGAGATGAGATCGTGACCGCGCTGCGGTGCTGTGCGGCGTTTGCCTGCAATAAGTGTCCGGCGTATCGCATAAAAAGATGCGTGGACCAGTTGGAGTCCGCCGCCGCTGACCTGATCGAGAACCAGCAGCGGCACATCGAGGCACTGTTGCAGGCCAACGCCGCCCTGCGGGATACCGTACTGCGGCGGGATGCGCAGATCGAGAAGATGAGCGCAGAGCTCACAGGCGCGCGAAATGAAATCAAAATATTTTACAACGGTTATGACCAGTTGGACGCTTCCAACAGTAGGCTGATGGCCGCAAACGAGAAGCTGTCGGCAGACCGGAAAGCTCTTATCAACGGGCTGTGCCAATACTGCGGGAAGTACAAACAAGCACACGAGGGAGCCTGTGACGGGTGCAAATGGAGGGAAATGTGATGGACGCTGTGAAGTTTATTGAGGAGCGGAACAGAATGTGCGGCACCATGAGTGAGGTGTGGGGCGTTGATGCGGCGCAAATTGTGAAGAACACCGAAGAATGGTCTGCCGCACACCCGGTCAAAACGCGGCAGAGCGTGTTTCTGGAGCAGTATCCTAATGCTGCACTGGATAAAGACGGTGTTCTTCGTATTTGCCCCTCCTTTATGGGTGGTGATACACCTGAGAAGTACAAGTGTATATGTTTAACAGATTGTAGTGGTTGTCGGCGAGGGTTCTGGATGCAGGAGGTGGAGCGATAATGGAGTTAAAACCTTGCCCGTTCTGCGGTAGTGACCGAATAAAAATCTATGATTTAGGTCATCAAGAAACACCATGTTGGTTTGTTATTTGTAATAATTGTGGCGCTGAAATATCAGGTTTTTGGCAAGAAAGTGGAGCAATCGAAGCATGGAACAGGAGGGCTGACAATGGCAACAAAGAGAGTATGTGACCGCTGTGGTGCGGAGATCAACCCGCCCAACTCCGTCACCTATGCCGGTATGCGGCGAGTTAAGACCGACATAAACGACAGCGACTACGAGCTTTGCGTCTCGTGCGCTCACGAACTGCGGAAGTGGTTTAACGGGGAGGAGAACGACAATGGCTGAATACATTAAGCGGGAAGCGGCAGTAAAATCTGTTTTGCGGATGCGTAAGCCGGAGAACAGTGTGGCTCAAAATAGGATGCTGTCGATTATCCAGATGGATATATCGAAACTTCCCGCCGCCGATGTTGCACCGGTGGTGCATGGGGTGTGGGCGTGTGTGAATAAAATAGACCCTATTAGTGGATATAGGTGCTCGAAGTGCAGGCGTATAGTGGGGTTTGACCTCACGCCTTATTGCCCCAACTGCGGGGCAAGGATGGACGGAAAGGACGGAGGTGACAACGATGCGGCTGATTGACGCTACCAAAGAACCGGATACTTTATGCCCTTGTAAGGAATTTCGAGAGGCTACGGACGGGGCTGTATGCCACTGCGGAAGATATTTGAAAGGAGAGTAAAAATGATTAAGCTTGATGTGCGCGAGTATTGTGACCGCTGCCCGCATTTTGAACCGGAAGTTGTCGAAAGGCCACAGGTCAATATTTTGACAAACTATAGTGTTGTTGATATGGCGGAGAGGCGGATGTCCATTACTCACGGAGATACCGTTGTAAAGTGCTGCAACCGGGATCGGTGTGCGTCCATTTACGAGTATATGGAGGGCCGGAAAAAATGCTGAAAATTGAAAATGCGCTGTAAGAAACCGGAGCGCGTGGATACGCCGTGGAGGGACAATGCAGAAGGGTGATATGATCCGGGCGCGGTTTATGACGATGCCGGAGCCGTTCCCCGGCGTCGGAGCGACCACGGACAAGCAATACCCAGTGCGTAAGGCTACGGTGGTGTATGTGCATCCCAAGGGGCGCTACATCGTGGCGGAGTGCAAAGGCATCCGCGAGACGTTTTTCCCGGAAGATGTTATACAGTGCGATTTGCCGGGGCCTCCTCCGATGGATTATGATTTGAAATACGCGTTGTTTACACTGACGGAAGTGGACAAGAAGATCATGGCCGCATTGGGGAGGAAGATCTGACACGAACGAAAAGAGAGGACACCATGTAGGTGTCCTCTTTCGTCGTCATGGTCTTGTGTAAAGGCTGGGAATCTGTGAAAGACGGGGATGCTATAGGTTCTCGATGACAATTCCCTCCTTCTCGCATTCGCCATCAAGATACTGCCACACGATGGACGAAAGGGACTGCCCCCTCCGACTGGCCAGCTCTCTGTAAGCGGCTGCTTTCTCGCGGCGCACGCGGATCGATAGCGCCTCCGTGTTTTTCTTGTGCCACGCAGCGCTGGCGGCGGCGTTCTTCTTGGCGGCTGCTTCAGACAGCTTAGTGCCTTTTCTCGGCATCAGAACGCACCTCCTTCCTCGAACTCAAGGGACGTGTCGATGAACGTGGCGGTCTCCCAAAGGGACGCGCAGCAGTCCGGAGTGCGCGGAGCAACCATTTTCACGACCCGGTAGCCCGGCATCCGCTTCAGCGCCGCGCTGATGATGTCGCGGCAGTCCTGCGCGGAGAGATGTTTGTGGCCAAGCGCGACGCCTACGTCGTGCAGGCTGACGATCCTGCTGCCCTCAGATTCCTTAACAATTTTTTCAATGATCTCGGTCTTGAACTCCTTCATGATCGGTTCCTCCTGTTCTTGGTATGGCTTTATTGTATACCATACCAAGAACACTGTCAAGCCTTTTTTAAAAATAAAAAAATTTTTTTCGTTTGAGGGGTGCGCAGGAGATATACATATAGGTATGCTGGATATGCGGGGGCAACCTGCCCGTGCCGATTCATTTCTTTTCTCCTCTTTTCCCGATGGGCGGGGCTTAGGCTCCGCCCTGACGGGAGAAACGCACGGGGAACGCACGGAGAACATTATAAAACAGGACTTCCCGCACCTCTTAAAAATGTGACCCAGGGGAGACATGGAATACAGGTGTGGCGAAAGCCGGGGAAGGACGCGGCAATGACAAAGGCCAGTGGTGGGAGGCCGCTGCGTCAGAAAAGAAAGGGTGTGAGCGTATGCCGGCAGGAGCGCCGAGAAAATGGCAAAGCGTAAAGGCGATGCAGGCGGCAATTGACGATTACTTTAAGGCGTGCGAGGGAGAGCCGTTTATTGGGGCCGACGGATGCGCGAAGCGGGATAAATATGGGATACCTATCATTGTAAACGCAAAGCCTCCGACGATCACGGGGCTGGCGCTGGCATTGGGCTTTACTGGACGGCAAGCATTGATTGATTATCAGGCAAGGCCGGAATTCGCGGACACGGTTACGCGAGCAAAGGCGCGGTGCGAGGAATACGCAGAGGCGCGGCTGTACGACCGGGACGGTGCCAATGGGGCAAAGTTTAGCCTGAGCTGCAATTTCGGATGGCGCGAGAAAGCGCCGGAGGCAGACCGGCAGGAGATCGGCGTGGTGCTGATGCCGGAGGTAAAGACGGATGCCTGAGATCGTGTGGAAGCCGCAGGAGCGGCAGGCCGTATTTATGGCAAGGCCGGAATACGAAGCTTTATATGGCGGGGCGGCGGGCGGCGGCAAGAGCGACGCGCTGGTCATCGAAGCACTGCGGCAGGTGCATATCCCGTGGTACAAGGCGCTGATCCTGCGCAAGACGTTTCCACAACTGCGGGAGCTGATCGACAAGACGCTGAACTACTACCCCCGTGCGTATCCCAAGGCGCGCTACAACGGCAGTAACCACACCTGGCGGTTTCCGTCCGGGGCGCAGATCGTGTTTGGCAGTATGAACAGGCCGCAGGACAAGATACAGTATCAGGGGCAGGCGTATGACTTCATCGCGTTTGACGAGCTGACGCACTTCACGCAGGAGGAATACGACTACCTCAAATCCCGTAACCGTCCCAACGGGGCGGGGACACGGGTCTATATGCGCTCCACCGCCAACCCCGGCAACATCGGGCATGGCTGGGTCAAGGAGCGGTTTATCACGGCGGCGCCGCCCATGCAGCCCATCACGGAGGAGGCGGTGTGGTATACGCCGGACGGGAAAAAGCACACGGGGCAGCAGCAGCGGATATTTGTACCGTCCTCGGTGTTTGACAACAAAATCCTGATGGAAAATGACCCGCTATATGTACAGCGGCTGGCCAGTATGCCGGAGGCGGAGCGCAATGCTCTGCTGTACGGAAATTGGGACAGCTTCGAGGGGCAGGTGTTCACGGAGTGGAAAAACGACCGGGAGCACTATCTGGACAGGAAACAGACCCACGTCATTGAGCCGTTCCGCATACCGGAGGACTGGGTGATCTGGTGCGGTCTGGACTGGGGCTATTCCCGTCCGTTTTCCGTGGGGTGGTACGCGGTGGACAGAAACCGGCGGATGTACCATATCCGGGAGCTGTACGGCTGCAACGGAACGCCCAACCGTGGCGTGATGTGGGAGCCGACCAAGGTGGCGCAGGAGATACGGCGCATCGAGGCGGATGACCCAAACCTGCGGGGGCGGGACATACACCGCGTGGGCGACCCGGCGATCTGGCAGAGCGACGGCACGGAGAGCGTGGGTGCGCTGATGGAGCGGGAGCGGGTCTACTTCGAAAAGGGTGACCACGCACGGATCAACGGCAAGATGCAGATCCACCACCGGCTGGCGTTTGACGGAGACGGCGTGCCGATGCTGTATGTGTTCGACACCTGCAAAAACTTCATCCGGACAGTGCCAAACCTGGTCTATGACCAGACAGACGTGGAGGACATCGACACGGACGGAGAGGATCATATCTACGATCAGCTGCGGTATGTCTGCATGAAAAATCCCATCGGGCCAAGGGACATGAGACACATCGTGGAGCGGCCATATTCTCCGCTGGACACGGAGGACGAGTACAGGCCCAGCCGGTACGCATTTTATCAGACCTATTAAGGGGGAAAAGGATATGGAGAGATACGGCATCCCCGGCATTGTGCCGGAGGACGGTATGCCGCCGGAGATGGCGGCGATGCTGCTGGAGCGGACGGACGACACGCCCACCATCACCGAAAAGGACGTGGAGCGCGGGATCGACCTGCTGACGCGGTATAAACGCGGCAAGGGCAATCTGGAAAGCCGGGTGGTCAACGACGAGCTGTGGTGGGAGCTGCGGCACTGGGAGGGCATCGGGCAGAGCAAGGCCAAGCTGGTGGACAAGAGCGGCAAAGAAGTCCTCTCCTCCCCTCCCCAGCCCAAGCCCACGTCGGCGTGGCTGTTTAACGCCATCCAGAACAAGCACGCAGACGCGATGGACAACTACCCGGAGCCGGTGGTGCTGCCACGCGAAAAGAGCGATGAGCAGAGCGCCAGGACGCTGAGCCAGATCCTGCCGGTGGTGCAGGAGTACAACCATTTTGATCAGGTGTACTCCGACAACTGGTGGGAAAAACTGAAGCACGGCACGGCGGTGTACGGTGTGTTCTGGGACAGCAAGAAGGACAACGGGCTGGGTGATATCGAGATCCGGGACATTGACCTGTTGAATCTGTTCTGGGAGCCGGGGATCACGGACATCCAGAAGAGCCGGAATCTGTTTATCGTGGATCTGGTGGACAACGACCTACTGGACAGCGAGTACCCCCAGCTCAAGGGCAAGCAGAAGGGCAAGGTCGTTGACGTGAAGGAATACATCTACGACGACACCGTGGACACCAGCGAGAAGAGCGTGGTGGTGGACTGGTATTACAAGGTCAAGACGCCCAGCGGCAGGACGGCGCTGCACTACGTCAAGTTTGTTGGCTCCACCCTGCTGTATGCCAGCGAGAACGATCCGGAGTATCGGGAGCGGGGCTTTTACGACCACGGGATGTACCCTGTTGTGCTGGATGTCATGTACCCGGAGAAGGGTACGCCTATCGGGTTTGGCTATGTGGCGATCTGCAAAGACCCCCAGCTGTATATTGACAAGCTCAGCGCCAACATTCTGGAAAACGCGATGATGGCGACCAAAAAGCGATTTTTCGTGTCGGAGAGTACGGCAATCAATGAGCAGGAGTTTATTGACTGGAACAGGCCGCTGGTACACGTCAACGGCGAGATCGGCGACCAGCGGATCAAGGAGATCGTCACCCAGCCGCTTTCCGATATCTACGTCACGGTGGCGCAGATGAAGATTGAGGAGATGAAGGACACGGCGGCGAACCGGGACGTGAACTCCGGCGGCACCACCAACGTGACGGCGGCAGCGGCGATTGCCGCCTTGCAGGAGGCCGGAAACAAGGCAAGCCGGGATATGATCGCCGCCAGCTACCGTGCCTATACCCAGATCAACACGCTGTGCGTGGAGCTGATGCGGCAATTTTACGATGTAAGCCGCAGCTTCCGCGTTACCGGCGAGGGAAACGAGTATCAGTTTATAGACTTCGACAACGCGGACTTGCAGGATCAGGTGACGGGGCTGGACACGATGGGCAATGAGATGTTCCGAAAGCCTGTGTTCGACTTGAAAATCAAGGCGCAGAAAAAGAATCCCTTCTCCCGCATGGAGCAGAATGAGCGGGCCAAGGAGTTGTACTCCCTGGGATTTTTTAATCCTGACAACGCGCAGGCCAGTCTTACGGCGCTGGAGATGATGGACTTCGAGGGCATCCAGACCGTGCGGGAAAAGGTGATGCAGGGGCAGACCCTGTTGAATATGCTGATGCAGATGCAGTCGCAGATCGCTATGCTGACGGGCGCTATTCTGCCGCAGGAGGGCGCGAGCGCTGCACCGGCGCAGACTGGCGGCGGCGCACCTGCGGAGGCCACCAGCCAGCTTGCAAGCGGCATCATGCAGGCGCAGACGCCCATGACCGGCTACGGGCAGGCATTGGCAAAGCGGAGTACTCCCAGCCTATGACGGAGGTAACACTGCGTCACGGGGACAACTTCTCCGTGCGGTGTAAGGGACACGCCACAGGATACCCTGACGTGTGTGCGGCGGTAAGCTGTCTCTTGTACACAGCGGCGGGCTGGCTGCACAACACGCAGGAGGCGGAGCTGGTGCTGGAACGGCTGGACAGCGGGGATGCGTACCTGCGCTGGCACGGCGGGAGGTGGCTGTATGACCTGCTGGAAATCGGGTTTTTGCAGTTGGAAATGGCAAAGCCGGAGGCGATCTCCGTAAAAATCGGAAAAAAATAAAAATATTTTTCGTTTTAGGGGTGCGGGAGACCGCGCCCCCTTTCTATGATATAGATACTTCCTCCCTGCCTGCGCGGTGTGACGGCGGTGATGAGCCGCCGCCCGCCGCAAGGGCGGATAGGGAGCGCTGCACGGGAGCGATATGCCCGCGAATTGAAGGAGGAACAGATATGTACCTTTACAGAATCTCCCTCTGCCTCTTTGACGGCGAGGGCGGCGATGGGGCGACAGCTGCCACCGCACAGGGCGAGACACAGGCAAGCTCCGGTACCACCCGCCAGAGCAAATCGGGCGCACTGGCCAACGTCAAGTACGGAAAACAGGCGGAGAGCCAGACGGAAGTACAGTCCGACGCCGGGACTGAAGAGAAAGTGAAGGGCGTGGAGACCACGTCCGACGCGCTGGAGGCCAAGAAAAAGGCTTTCCGGGAGCTGATCAACGGGGAGTACAAGGATCTGTACACCCAGGAGACACAGCGGATGATCGACCGGCGCTTCAAGGAGGCGCGGGAGACGGAGAAGCGGATGCAGTCCTACCAGCCGGTGCTGGATACGCTGATGGAGCGTTACGGCATCGAGGATGGGGACGCAAAGCGTCTGCTGGAGGCCGTGGACAATGACCACGCCTACTGGAGCGAAGCCGCCGAGGAGGCGGGCATGAGCGAGGAGCAGTACAAGGAGTTTCGCCGTTTGCGGCGGGAGAACGCCGAGCTGCTTCGTGGCCAGCAGATGCAGCAGCAGGAGGCGCAGATCCGGGCGCAGAGCGAGAAATGGTACATGGAGGCGGAGGCCATGCGGAGCAACCCCATGTACCAGAACTTTGACCTTGTGCAGGAGCTGCAAAACGACGAGTTTGTGAACCTGCTGAAAGCCGGTACACCGATGGAGCACGCCTACAAGGTGCTGCACTTTGACGAGCTGATGGGCAACGCGGTACAGGCCGCTGCCGCCAGCACGGAGAAGAAGGTGGCCGATAACGTCCGGGCAAAGGGCAATCGTCCCAGTGAGAACGGCATCAGCTCCAACAGCACATTTATAACAAAGACGGATCCCTCGAAGTTGACGAGAGCGGACTTTGAGGAGATCGAGCGGAGAGTAGCAAGAGGCGAACGCATTTCCTTCTGACCTACGGCTCCGCTGCGATATGCGGAAAGGAGCTATTACATGAACGCAATTTACAACGACCTGTACCTGATGCCGGTGGTGCTGAACCTGTTTGACGCATACACCAATACCACGCTGGATCCCGGCCTCAGCGACGAGATGAAGGTGTATTACTCTATGCGCCTCATCAACCTCGCCGAGCCGGAGCTGATCCATGACCAGTTTGGCCAGAAGCACCCCATCCCCAAGAACAGCGGTAAAACCATCGAGTTCAGAAAGTACGACAGTCTGCCCAAGGCGCTGGTGCCTCTGACCGAAGGTGTGACCCCCGCCGGTCAGAAGCTGAGCATGGGCGTGATCCGCGCCACCATCAAGCAGTACGGCGGCTTCGTTGAGCTGTCCGATATTCTGGAGCTGACGGCCATCGACAACAACCTGGTGCAGGCCACCCGCCTGCTGGCATCTCAGGCAGGCCGTACCGCCGACACCATCACCCGCGAGGTGCTGGCTGGCGGCACCAACGTGGTGTACGCCGGTGGTGCGAAGGATCGCTCTGAGCTGGTGGGCGGCGACAGCACCGCCGAAAACAACAAGTACCTGACGGTGGACGACATCCGCAAGGCTGTACGCGCCCTGAAGGTCATGAACGCCCAGAAGATCAACGGCTACTTTGCCGGTATCATCCATCCCGATACCGCCTATGACCTGATGAGCGACAAGAAGTGGGTGGATGTGAAGACCTACTCCGACCCTGACGGCATCTACGAGGGCGAGATCGGCAAGATCGAGGGTGTGCGCTTTGTGGAAACCACAGAGGCAAAGATCTTCCACGCCACTCCCCTGAAGATCGAGGACGGCGCCGAGGAAAGCGCCCGCAACCTGACTGCCAAGAGCGCGACCGGGAAGGTCATTACCATCAAGGAAAAGCTCACCGACAAGCAGGCCAAGGCGCTGACCGGCAGAGACATTCTGATCGGCAAGGATCTGCTGGAGGTGGAATCTGCTGCCGCAGGTGCTGCCGGTGCTGCTACCATCACTACGAAAACGGCACCTGCCGCTGTGATCGACGGCACGGTGGTGTATCCCGGCGAGGGCGGCGCAAATGGCCGCGACGTGTACTCTACCCTGATCCTCGGCGCAGACGCCTACGGCGTGACGGAGCTGGAGGGCGGCGGCTTGCAGCACATCGTCAAGCAGCGCGGCTCTGCCGGTACGGCTGACCCGCTGGATCAGCGTGCCACCGCAGGCTGGAAGCTGACCAAGGTGGCGGAGCGTCTGGTGGAGCAGTACATGGTGCGCATCGAATCCGCCTCTACCTTTGAGAGCGGCGCGATGAACTGACGGTAAAGCGGAGGAGGTCATTCCCCTCCGCATACCCAAAATGCAAGGAGGAATGAGCATGGCTGACAACAAGAAGCAGAGAACTCCGGAGGAGATGGAAAAGGCGCTGGCAGCAGCTAACGAGGCGCTGGCGCAGGCCAAGAAGGAGGCGGAGGATGCCAAGGAGGCCGCGAAAGCAGCAGAGGCCGTTATGCGCGGCATGGCGGCAGGGGAAGCTTCCGACGACGGCATGGTGCCGTTCTGGGCGTTCAAGGATGACGACCGGTACAAGGACGACATCGTGGTGGGCTGGAACGGCAAGGTGTACCGCATCCAGCGCGGCAAGCACGTCCGCATTCCCCGCGAGGTGTACAACATCATCCGCCGATCGATGGCACAGGACGCGGCGACGGCGGAGATGCTGGAGCAGAAGAGCCGGGAATATGAGGCGGTCAAGGCGCAGCTGAACTGACAACTGCATACTACCGCGAGACACGAAAACGGCTGTGACACGGCGCAGCAAGGCAGAAGGGGCGCTTCCCTTTTGACTTGCTGCGCCGTCTTTCAGCAGAAAGGACGGGAAACATGACAAGAACGATCCCGCTGAAAATACAGAATGAATACATCGCCGGTGACAAGGTGCTGATCGGCGCGGCGGGAAGCCACAATGATGTGGTGCTGCGGATGGAGTTCTCGCCTATGTGGGATGGGCTGGCGAAAACGGTACAGTTCTGCGATGCGCTGGGTGAGAGCACCGTGGAGGTGCTGCTGGCTGCACAAATGTTGGAGAGCGGTACCACCAACGTCTACCTTGTGCCGGTGCCAAACGGGGCGAAAAAGTACGCGGGAAATATGGCGTTTGCCATCAAGGGTGCAGAGGCTTCCGGCGGCAAAGAGGCGCGGGCGACTACGGCGGTATACGGCACCTTTACAGTCGGTGAAAGCAAGTGGAGCGGCAGCGCAGAAACGGAACAGGATGTGCCGCCTACACAGGCAGCGCAGATGCAGGCTCAAATTGAAGCGATACTTGGCACAATACAGGATGCGCGAGAGGCGGCAAATGACGCAAGGGCATCAGCAAACGCGGCGGAGGCCACCGAAAAGCGAGTTTCGGAGGTTATCGTCAGAACACCGGTTATCGTAAACGGATATTGGTATGTGTGGGATGACGAGGTTCGCGGGTACATCGAGACAAATATAAAGGCAGAGGGGCAGGATGGTGTCTGTGTGCCGACAGGAGGGTTGTTTGGCACAGGCGTTTCGGAAAACGGACACTTGCTGGTCTATTACGCGGGCGATACGCCTCCGGCTCTTGCCGTAAATGAGGCAGGCCATCTTATTTTTACGCTAGAGAACGGGAACGCGATCGACATTGGTCGCGTGATAGGCCCTGCAGGCCCCATAGGCGAACCGGGCGGCAAGGGCGACCCCGGCGAACCGGGCAAGACGCCGGTGAAGGGCGTTGACTATTTCACGGCGACGGACAAGCAGGAAATCGTGGACGCGGTGCTGGCTGAGCTGCCGGACGGGACGGAGGTGAGCTACTGATGGCATATGTTGATCTGGGCGCAGTCAGCGCCTATGCAGATGCCAAGCGCGGTGGCTACACCGGGACATACGCAGAGTTCTGCCGGATGCTGGCACATATCCAAGACCGTGCCCGCGTGAATGCCAACCTGCTGGTTAACTGGTATTTCGGGAATCCGGTGAACCAGCGGGGGAAGACGAGCTACGCCGGAACCGGCTACGGTGTGGATATGTGGTATA